GCCTAGAGCCTCTCTAAAATCTATTAAGATTTCTTGTGTGTCTTTCATTTGTTCACCAATGATTCCTAGAGCCTATATGTAGGTGGCTTATATCCTGTATCACAGTCTGTTTTATATGAATTCTTTCCGACATCATAACACAGTCAGAAAGGTTAGGACTTGACAACTTAAACTTAGTACGCATTGTATCCTTTGTATAAAGTTCAAACAAGCCAGAGCCGTTAGGCTTAATTGGGATACGACACAGCTCTGATCTAAGCTTACCTAGGTGTTTAATCTCTGAGCTAAAGCTTATTAGTAATTCAGGGTCGCATAACTCACCATACACAATAGCTCGATAAGTTAAATATACACGGTCTCTAAGTGACGCATAACACTGGCCACGTAGATTCCTAAATACTTCCTTATTAGTCTTTTGCTTCTGGACATTCTCACCAATAGCGGGCGCATAAATAGAATCGCCCATATCAGGGGTTACGGCGCCGTTAAACTGATAAACATCAATCTTAGTGCCGTCTAGGTTAGTATTGGCCTGCCGCTTAAGTCCTGCGCCCATACCACCAACATCATATTCAAACTGGTCTGCGTTATTATTGACAGCGTAATCAGTCGCCCAATCCATGCCCTCATTTACGTCTAAGTCTTCACGCTCTTCAACCTGAATAATCACATTGCCATGACGCATTGATAAAGCTTTAGGGTCTGGACCAAGGTCTGACGGGTCGTGGGTAACCTTCTTGATACCTCTAGGTTTAAACCCTAGTTTTTCGTGGGCATCAATACAAGCATCAAACCATTCAGACATAATAAGACCGTTAGGTATTGAGTCATTAAACTGGCCCATCCATATATGATCATACAAAGCCCTTGGCAGATTATCATGGTCCCACTTTCTTTCCTGATCTAGATCTTCTGGAAACCATGGATTATCCGTGTAGTTCATATCAATAACTAAATGGAGGTCGTCTTCATAAATGCCATCACGGTCTAAAGCTTCCCTGAAAGGTGTAATAAATCGCTTTGAGAATGGGTCTTCACTTGATGCAGGGTTGGCAGTGAATATCATAGAGCCACCCGCTTCACGCATTGTAGGTGTTAGCAACTTAAGGCTATTCTCTGATGTTGCTTGAGCTTCTTCCGTCCAGAATCGTTTAAACCCATCCATTGATTTCATAGAATCAGGATTACGAGCTAAACCTTTGAATTTAGCCTCTGCACCATTGCTAGATTTAACTGCAGTATTTGTGAAGGTAAAGCCATCTAAGCCTATCTTTCTAATCTGATTAGCTAATAGGCTTTGGACTGAGTCATCAATAGAGTTTTGGAATTCACGAAAGCAGGCAGTTTTAATGCCGCGGTCATGCATATCAACTACGCATATCTGGCCAACTGTCTGAGATTTACCCGAACCACGACCACCAATGATAATTATAAATCGCTTAGGGCGTGTTAAAACAGGTTCAAGCTTAATAGGGATTGTAGCCAGAGGTTTGTCGTCAGTCTCAACCCATTCACCTTTATTATATTTAATAGTCCTAACAAGCCTAGGACCTGTTTCCGTAGGCTCGTATAACCCGAATGGTGTTGATAGGCCGCTACCCGTTGAAGTAACTATAATTGACTCTAATTGATCAAGCTTCTTTAGAATTGCGTTCATCTAGCGCCTTCTCAATTGCTTCTAGTCGATTCTTAATCACTGTGATTTCATCAATCTTAAGCATCTTAGATATTGAGTCGATAAACATGTTGGCAACATCGGGCGAGATCAAGCCTTTACTGGCTGCTTCTAATACTTGAGCGGCTTGCTTATCTGGTGTGGCAGTAGAATCAAACTCAAACTCAACTCGCTCCATTGTAGGTTTAACACTAGACCACCCTTTATCCGCTAGGACTTTAAGCATTTGGCCTGAGTCTTTATCATCAATGTTAAAAGCTCGCTTGGCTATATGTGAAAAGAAAGCATTCTCTGCTTGTTCGCGCGTAGGCTCTCCATGCAATCCAATGAGGTCTTTTACAGACTCGCTCTTAATTGCATCGAGTATCTTATTTTTAGTGCTTCTGCCTCTGCGTTTTTCTGGTTGCCTATCTTCTGTAAACTCTGGCATTCTCGTATCTCACTCGTTTTTGCTTTTAAAACCCCAAAAAAAAGACAATCAAGTCTTTAGGTTGCCTCAGTATTGCACAGGGGTTTTATATAGCCTGAGGCGCACTATAAACCGTTTAAATCTGAACTAGTCTTTCCTAGAAGTCAGATTACCGCACCTTCCCACCAAATTAGACCACGGGAAGCTATGAGACTCTATTGAGTTTCTGGCCTTATGCCTTCATCAGTCATAGTTGGTCTAACCTGTCTAGCTACTTGGCAACCATTGCTAGAGTATGATCGTTTAAATTAAGCTAATGCAAAATCAACCATTAAGTGCTCTTCTTCACCATCGCTAGTTAATTCTTCGCACGTTGTTTTATTTCCATCAAGCCATGGGTGCTCACCTTCATCACCGCAATGACGTGATGCGATAGTCCTTGCATCTATCTCGCTCTCAGCTCTAACTAAATGCCCAAAGCTTTTGTCATACCATGGGTAAAATTCTTCAACACCTTCAATTGCTTTTAATATATATAATTTCATGTAGCACCCCTGCTATTTATTACGTTGAGTTAGATTCTTATAAATCAATACGGCACTTAAGATACAACCTAAAATAGTACCAATTAAACCGAATATGTTTTGAAGGTTCTCAATAGTACTTGAACCAGCACTAACCCCTACTGTAGCACTTGCGATAAATGCTTGGGTCTTAGGGTTATTTAAAACCGGTTCTATCACCTGTTCTTTTATACCGTCCATAGATATTAGCCCCTACTACCCAAGCCGCGCTGATTATCATTATCATGCCTATTATAATAGCGGCCATCAATTCCATCTTCTTTATCGCCATCAGTGTGAATTAATAACCGCGCAGCTTCTATAACTGCAAGTAATAAACACATCCAATTATACATCATTGGGTGCATATAGGCATACCAAATAAAGTAACCTATAAAATTGACGATAACGAAGGCTAGAGAGATAGATTGAAGATGAACAACAAGTTGAGATCTCTTTTCGTTTGGCTTCACAAATTGAAGTAAGGCTATGCTCATTGAGCTAAACGCCATGGCTGAGCCGTAATACACAGCCCCAGTGGTCGAATCAAACCAATAATAATGAGTAATAGTTGGGACGATTACACATATAGTGCAAAGTAATCTGTGCCATTGCTGGCCAGTAACGGACAGCATTACAGCGATTAAAAGAAGTATTGGGGATACGATGCTAAGCATAACTGGGTTTCCGTTGCTTTCCGTTGCCACCTGCACCAGCAATCTTTTTACCTTTTGCTGGCTTCTTAACTACTTTCTTCTTTGATTTATTGGATTTCATATCATCACCCTTAATTAATTATTGCATTTTAGCAGATATAACTATAACAGCAATCATGCAGAAAAGTAGTGTTTCAGGTATTACAGATTCACACTTTTGATTTCTCACTAGCAGCCTCACCCATTAACCCAGCGTAAGCCGCCATATCTTCAAAGTTATCCAGCTTAAACTCACCCTGACCAGTTCGCACCAACTTCAAGATAGTCATAAACGCCCATCCTTGCTCTTCTGTTAGCTCTAGCCCATAAAGCACATTAAACATATCAACGGTCTTGCCCATTGAGCGCTCGCCTTGTGGATTATCGTAGGTAACTGCTCGGTCTTGCATGTGGCATAAGCCTGCTTCTAGTATGCTTGCTGCTGTTACCTTGCTGCGTTCTTTGTCCCCGCTCTCGGATTCGGGGACAAACACCTCCTTGCCTTCTTTTTCGAATCGCGGGGTTGTTTCGGGCAACTCTAGCCCTGTATGATCTGGCACCCAGTCAGGCATGGTTACGCTTTTGTGGGTGGCTAGGATTTCGATACCATCGCCGTCAACATTGTAATAAGTATCATCACTAGCAACCCACTTATCTCCATCCTTGTAATACCACTCATCTTCGAACTCTAAGTCTGGACAACGAATGTAAGCCCACTCCTTAACCTCTGGCTTCTCATGGCCGTGTTCGTAGGGGTTTTTGCCAATATTAACGAGATTCCAAAAGTCACCGCCTTGAGGACTATACCCCCAAATAAAACCAAAAATATACTCTCTTTTGTATTCATAAAGCTCACAATCCAACACCCGCTGCAGCTCATAATCAGCATAAGCCTCGCCTATTACGGCGGCTACTTGTTGATAACACGTTAGGTCGGTTGGTTTCATTTGTTTAGCTCATTTTTAATACACATAAAAGATACATTTATGTTTCTACTCTTGCTCTCCATGCCAGAAACCCATTCGCTACCAATTCTATTGCAGTTTGATACCCCATTCACTTCTAAACTGTCTACGCTAACACCACCTTTTTCATAGCCTGAGTAAAGCACTGTTAGTATTAATATATAGGTATTCATTTGCTCTCTCCTTTGGCTTTGGCGATTAACAACTGGTTTTCATGGCACGTTTGCATGTCATGGTAGTCTGGTTCATCAAGGCCTCGTGCCCGTGCAAACTTGGTTGATAATTCGTTTAGCCGTAGTATTACAGCCGCCAACTCTTTATTAGTTGACTCCAAAGCCTCAAGCATATCTGGCGCGGCTTTCTCCATGGCTTCTAGTTGTTCTTTTGTGTATTTCATCTTTCACCCCTTATTAACTTTATATAAATACTCACTAATCCGGTTGCGCTCTTCTAATGCTAGTTTAAGCACATCAGCACTGCCTTCTTTACTGCAAATCTTAACTATCTTTTCTAGCTGGCGAAGAGTCTTAACCATTTCAGACTCTATTTCGTTTAGCCTTAATGCCTGCATATTCATTAGCTTGTTGTGGCATTGGCGTATTTTTTCTGGGTAGGCTTCTGGATTATCCATCTCTTTCACCTAATGCGATCAGTACTAAGCACTCGCAGATTGCGCGGAGTGGGTTTTTATTACGAGCAACCTTTCCATCATATCCCTCGCTAACTCTTGTTATTGTCATTAGCTCAATATCTAATGCCGCATCTAATGCCAAAGGCATAGTTAGGTTGTAGTCTTCTATGTAGTTAGGCTCCCATGTATATTCACCTAAATCCATTGAGACGACAGACCCGCTATCTTCGATAAACTCAAGCTCTGGATAACCTTCTTTGAATTCATTGCAGAACAGCCAAATCATAGCCCTATTCAGCTCATTATCACTTAGCGCACTTACTTGCTCTGGTGTCATCACCAACCCCCGTTTATTTCAATATTAGAGTCTTCCTGCAACTCTCTTAAGTGATCCTCAATGTACGCTGACATAGCTTGTCTATCTGCATGAATAGTGTGCAGTTTCTTATCACCCATGCTTACCGATGTAATAAACACCTCACCAGTTAATTGATCACCTACCTGTTTATAATCAAATCCAACTTCAACCACTTCCTCACTATCGCCTAAGTTGTTGTTTTTCCACATGTCGTATGGCAGTTCGTTTGCTGTGGTTGTAACGTGATCTTCAAATACTTCTAAAATTTCCATAAATCCCCCTAAGTGATGGCTTATTATTGCACTGGTGTGGCGTGGTGTAATTGGCAAAAACTACCAAAATCAATAACACTTTAATTACAGGGACGCGAGCGCCCTGTATTGTGTTGTTATGTGTCTTTATTTAGCCTATTAGCCACAGCTGCTGCTTTTGCGTATCCATCAAACTCAGCAATGCACCGGCTAAAAATACCAAGCCCATATCTCAACTCAATAATTGGTGCCAAATCTATATCACTACAAGTTTTAATAACAAAAAATTTAAACATAATTCTTCCTTCTATCTAGTTCGCCATATAGCACTAAGGTTAAAAACCGCCTCAGATACTCACGCATGTGATTGACGGGTACTGCTATCACCTCCTACGAGTGGATGATTCTACTGGCGCTCTAAGTAAGCAGTACATGCAGCCGCAACTTGTTTATCAGCCTCATACTTAGGAATTACCACCTGCACTGGCTCTGCCTGCTTCATCTCTTCTTTGAACTTCTCATTACTTACATAAAAGAATGAGCCAAGTGCAAAAACAATTGAAAACGCCCCTATAAAAGCCTTTCCTTGAGACTTATCCATGCGCAACTCTCCCTAACTGTACTAACTCAGATTCAAGCTTTTCAATCTCAGCCTTTTGAATATCGTTCTGGTACTCTAGAGCCTGAATATTCTCTTCTATCGTGAATAGGTTATGATTAATATCCTTTAAAGCTTCCAGTGCTAATGCAGACAACTTCAACTCATTATCTTGAGCTACATTTAAAGCTTGGCGGATTAGTTCAATCTTATCGTGCATTGTCATTTCTCCTTTTTGATGTCTTCTTTTATCGCTCTACATATCCATTTAGTGGAACATTCTTAAACCACCACAGTGCTACAACCTCAAGCGCCCACTTGTCACGAGAAGATAAAGGGAACTTCTTTCCATCTATCTCTAGCCTAACTATTGACAAAAGCCTAGTGTTTCCTACTTGGCTGATTTTAAACCTTGATGACTCAAAACCATCTGCACTATTCGCTTTAAATAGGTCAGGATAGCTTTTAATAAAACTTACTAACTCTCTTACAGCTTTGCTTTTTGCCTTCATCTATCTTCTCCTTGTTGGTGTGCTAAATATACGTTTGCTTGCCATCCTTGGCATTGGCAAAAACTACCAATATTCACTTAAATCATTGGCAAAAAGTTACAAACTACTGCCAGCTCTCAAAATCAATATACCCAGTCTGGCCAGTATCACGCTTTTTCTCAATAATCTTTAGTTGTTCACGGTAGTGCTTGGCTATGTCTTTTTCTTCTAATTTCGATACTTTAACTTTTGAATCACGCTTTTCACGCAATATCTGAATAGCGCCCTCGCCTATCTCGCCTTCTAACCATTGGCCAGAGTCGGCAGGATTGCCACCAAACCATTGATGACATCCAAAACAAAGAGGTAGTGCGTTTTCTTTACACCACCGAATAGTACGGTGTCGCCTTGAGAAGTTATGTGAGCAATGCAAGCCTGAGCTTGATTTGTCGTGCTGTGTGCCGCATTTGTAGCATGTATAGGCATTTGCCGCCCTGACGCACTTACTAAACGCCTGATCTGCTGGATTTACTTTAATTCCCATCTAAAACCCCAGCTGCAATTGTGCTTTATCTATTAATATAACTAGTTCTTCTGTGGCCTCTTTTTTTCTTGATCTTATTTCACTTCCTGTTTTCCCCCAAGCACTACCAGCTGCCGCTAAGTCATCAAGCTGACCGGAAAGGCGATTGATTGAATCCATCAAGCTATTATCTACTAGCTCATTTTTTATGTACTCTTCCATTTTATCGTATGAAGCAATATAAGCCTCCTTATATTCCGCTGCTTTATATCCTGTAAATCCCATGCAAAGAAATATAAAGCCATTTTTTGTCATATCGAAACAGTCGAATTTTTTGTTTTGAGGGCTGGTGTATGTGGAAAGCTCAAAGTTGAGCGATCTAAAACTATCTGAACATTTTAAGTTTTTAATGTCCCTGATAACATTTTTATGGGGCTTGTTAAATTTCTCAGCTATTTCTTTCGATGAAACGGTAGGCTTTCCGTTTTTAATTGATACTAGGGCTTGCATAATAACTCCTATTTAGAATAATCAATTATACCACTCTAAATAGGAGCTATCAAATATTATCCTGTAGGCCACTGAACTGATATGCCAAACTTATCGGACATATACCTGTTTAAAGTCTCGTAGATCAAAGGATAATCCACTGTCTTAACCTTTGCTGTGCTTTCTTGCCCTGTTACAACCTTTTGCATTGGCTTCCATAGGTATTCTTTAGCCATAGGCATAGACCAAGGTATATCAACCTCATGCTTTAATGTGCGCTTCATATCCAAGCCTGCATCGTTTAAAGCGCTAGCTAGATTGGTTAGAAACATGTGCAAAGCTGCATTCTGTTTTAACGTCCTAGCTTTACCTTTGGCTTTAATATCAAGCTCTAGGTATTTACATTGATCAAAGTCTTTCTTTAGCTGATCTATAGCTTCATTAAGGCTTTGCTGGCTGTTTATTATCATTATTGCCATATTCTAATAAATGCTAATAAAGTATAACCAGCTAGCGCCGCTAGAATAATCAAGCTAAATATTTCGACACCACCAATACACCAAGAAGCTATTAGGGATATAAAAAATACCAGCATTGCTGTGTTTTGTAGTTTTATAATCATAAGTCACCTACAGCCCCTTTCGGGGCGTGTTATTTAAATGCACGATTCTGTACCTTTAAAACTTAATCACAGGGATTAAACCCTATTCCGTGTTATTAGGCGCTAATTAAAGCGCCGTGTTCTTGTTAGAATGGCGGGTCATTAGGGTTGGGCATTTGGTTAACCCCACCCTGAGCCTGCGCATATCCGTTGTTTTGTGGTTGGCCATACGCTGGCGCTTGCTGTGGTGCGTACTGAGGCTGTTGCGGTGCTTGCTGCATTGGTTGCTGTGGTGCCATTTGCGGTGCCTGCTGTGGCGCTTGTTGCTGCGGTGCATATTGTTGTTGGCCATCCTGCTTGCCACCAATCAGGTCGATGTTTTGAACTGTTACAGCCAATGCCGCGCCTTTACCGTTCGCACCTTCCCACTCTTGTAATTCAAGCTCACCAGATACAGCAACTTGAGTGCCTTTGCGTAAATATTGAGGCAATTGACCTTCTGCCTTTTTGCCAAACATTACACAGCGCACCCAGTTTGTTTTCTCTTTATCGCCATAGCCAGACTTAACAGCCACTGAAAACTCACACAAAGCGGTTCCGCTTGCAGTGTGCTTAACTTCTGCGTCTTTACCCAAATTCCCTGTAAATGAGAATAGATTCATAAAATACCTTCTTTCTTTAGTTGGTTTATTGTTTGAGCTGCCATTTGTGCTAGCAGCTCTTTTACTTCTTCTTGCGTCATTTTACTGACAGCCCAGCCTTTGATTCACCAATGCTTGCGCCTTCAATTTCTTTGCCTTCTTTAAGATCTGACAAAATAAGCTTTTTATCAATGCTTATTGTAACTTTAGGGTTTTTATAGCTATCAGGGATGGCATTTTCATCTGATAACACCAAAACAGGCTTTGGTTTAATGTAAGAGGCTTTGATAACCCCATTGTCAATTTTAGTCTTTCCTGATTCTGCCATATTCATTACTAGGTAAGCTTTTATACTATCAAGCTGCTTTTCCATTGATTTGCGGCGATTAGATAAACGGGCCTCTTCTAATTTTGATAGCTCAATATTCCCTTCAATATTACGAATAAGAAAAAGAATGCTTTTGGCTTTCTCTTCAAAAGCCTCATTTACATCATTCAAGGCATCTATTAATTGTGACTCTTCAACGCCATCTTCAATCATCTGCCCAAGTTGCTTTAGGTTTTCTGTAATCTCATATAGCTGCATTATTGCGCCCCTAGTTGTTTTTGCATTTCAAAGAATTTAGCATCAAGCGGTTGCTTTTCTTTTGCTGGATCAAGTCGCAAAGCTTTAGCCAGAAGGTCGACCTTATTAGCTGCCAACCCGTAAACTTTTGACACTGAATCCATATTTGGGCAATCACCCATTAATTTAATGTTTTGGTTTATATGGGTTTGAAGCTCTTTTGTTCGCTTATCAATCTCTGCTGCCTGATCATCAGCCTTTGCAATAGCGTGTTCTACCTGAGCAACTTCACGATAACTGGCATCATCAAATTCACCCATATAAACATCAGAACACACACCAACCAAGCTAAGGCACTTTGTCATGGCATCAGTAACGGACTTTTTGCCGTACTCATGGTCAACGTAAAACTTGCCAGTTTTTGTCATGTAGCTGTACTTTGTGTGGCCGTACTGGATGAATGTATTTTCTTTTGATCCAACCCACATTTCCATTACTACAGTGTGAGTTTTCTCCCACACAATCTGGCCATTATCCATCATGTATTGAGGCAAAACCCCTTGAGATTTATTCCCTTCAATTAAGACAATTGGCTGAGTATTATCAAAACGTTCCTCAATAATGCTGTAACCCCACCCAATACCGATAGGCCCTAGAACCTCAGTGGCAAGCTTCACCATATAAACAGGTGTAATAGACGTTGACGAGCGCCCACCCTCTGTATTTTTCTTTGTGTACTTCTCGTCAGTCTTTGGGAACTTCCCCCAAAAATTTAACTTATCATCCATATCAATCACCCTTGTTAAGTTGAGTGCCAAGTATAAAGCACTGATATTCTTTGTAATTGGCAAGAACTACCAAATTTAGATTAGTTTTGGTACTTTTTGCCAATCGCCCGCTGCACTTTCTTATTCTGGCTGGTTAGGTGCCATTTATCGCACATTGGGCATAAGTAAGGCCTAAGCTTGCGTATTCTCTTGTACTCGCTTGAGTTTGCTGGCCTAGCCTTACAATCTGCTATTGCATCTGATTTAGAGTTAAAACTTTGTTTGTTGCATGTCATACAGCTCCTTCTCCAATGCGTTGATTTGCTTGTTTATATCGTCCTCATAGACCATTCTTGCAATTGTTTTATCGTGGTAAGACTTGCTTTTACCGTCAATTGTTACCGTGTAAGAGGTCATTGTTGCTTGTTTTTTAACGCCATAGCCTTTAGAGCGTAGCCGCTGTCTCATGTTGTGAATCTGTCTTTCAAGGTCACAAACATCATAAGCATGATTGCATTCTTCAATAGTATCAAATGTGCCTATGCATACCTTTTTACCTTTCTTCACATAGATGCAAACATAACTACCCGCCGACTCATAACTACAGCCTTTAAGTTCTCCTGTTCGCATTCTTCGCAGCTCATGGTCTGTAATAACCATTTTTGCAGATAAGCCTAAAGTCGGCTCTTGTCCAAAATACATCATTCTACATGTCCCCAAGTTATGCCATTTATTGCATTTAACATTGTTTCCTTTCTTACGCCGTATTCTTTAGCTAGCAATCTTGCGTTAATCTTCTTTTCTAGCTCATCCCTGATCTTTATAGCTTCATTGCGCTCTTTTCGTATCTTAGCTACAAGTTTTTCATTTAACTTATGGTTGTGTATCTGTGTTCCTTTAAGGATCATTTGTCAGTCTCCTTTAGGCAGAACAGGCCGGAGTCGTATACCTCGCCTGCAAACTCTTCTGAATACAAGCTCCCGTATCCTTTACCAAGCTTTGCAAGTTGCTCAACAAACAACTCACGCTCGGATTTTATGGGGCGGATATCTGTAGCCCAGTGCAGCTGATTTGTTTTGCTGTCCATAATTGCATATACGTTGAAGCTATCAGGCTTAGTTACCTTAAGAACTTCACCTAGGCTATATACTCCCTTCAAAACGGAATACTCACACTCAACACCCACCTCTGGCACAAATGCTGGCTTGGTTGGGCGCTTGGCTAGTAGTTTTGATTGCGTTGGATACACCTTTGTTTTGTTGTAAAACCAATACCTATTACAAGTCTCATCATAAAAACAAAAATCATAGCCTTCCGGCGCATTATCATCCCACCACTTTGGGTTATTCAGTTGCTCTTGTGTTGGTTTCATTTTGTTGCTCACTTATCTACAGTGGTGAAATTTTTTTGATTCTGGGTATTTGCTTTTTATACGGCTTATTACCTGATCACTTGTTTGACCAAGAGATCTATAAACTGTTTTTTGCAGGCAAACCCCATTAAGTTCGTATTTTATTGTCATTTCCACACTCCTCTCCGTTAGTTGATAAACCAAGTATAAACACCTGACCTTGTATGTAATTGGCCAAAACTACCAAAATCAGGGTTATTTATTGGCAAAAACTACCAAAATCATTTGCATCCGCCCTGTATCCCGCATTGTTAAGCATAGAATATAGGTCAAGGTGCTTACTCCTACTAACCTTGCCTGTATTTAGGAATTGATTAAGAGCTATTATGTCTTCTGGTTTCTTCTCTCCCCAGTAGTCAACATAAGAATCCGCTATATTCCCGCAACCTCGGCAAATGTGTGTGACAAACTTAGTCTGATAGACTGATCTAAGCTCAACAAGCTCCCATGTAGGAACAATCTTAAACTTACCCATTCGGCAATCTTTCCCGCATCTATCGCAGTGGGTTTTCATTTTTTAACCTCTTTAAGGTTATAAGTCCTGCGCTTGCTTTTGTTTTTATTGCTTTCCTTATAGTGATGAAAATAAGAGTGAAATTCAGCATCATCTCTACCATGACTGCATTCAATTCCTTCTTTTATTAACGCCTGAATAACTGGTAATGACAATAATCTACCACCTGTAATTAAAACTTTAGCAGTCATTATAACCTCCTATTACTTGCCCAAAGCTGCTCGCATTGCTTGTATTGATGATATTGCCTTTTGTTTATCTAAAGGCGTGTGTGTTTTCTCTATTGCTATCCTAGGCGGCGGTGCGACTGCTAACGGCTTGCCATTCCTTAAATCCCCCAAAGTCCGGTTGTGTTCTTGCGTCCATATTTCTAATGCTCGCTTTTTGTCAGCATGGCGGAATCCGTGGAAGTCACCAAGGTTGTGCAAAGTATGATAAACCTCTGGATTTAATCCACTAAGCTTTCTGCTCTCAAGTGGCAGTGCTATATAGGCCTGAATCTCTTTGTATGACTCTAGGCAGCCTTTTGTGCCTTCAGGCATGTTACCCTCGCGGCACCATGCTATAAACTGCCCTACGGTCGGCATAAACGGATTCCCTGACTCTTTCACTTTATTCAAGGCGTAATCAATAATGTGCTGTTGGTTGATACCCTCTGCCATCAAGCTATTAAGCCATTCGCGTTTAATGGTTTTCATTAGTTGTGCCTTTTCATCATGCCCCATGCCTGCCAGTGACTGCTGCCATGCTGGGCAGATTGCTTGAAGCTTGTGAATTATATAGCTCACAACCTTTCTATCCTGCTCTGTGTCCTGATTAGCTTGTACGTTAGCCAATGCCTCAGATTCAGAAATCCGTGTCACCAAGGTTTGTAAGTGTTGCTGTGTTGCTAAATGATTTTGCATTGTTTTGTCCTTTGTGATTCATTGCCCATTCTGCTTTGAAAGCTACCCATCCGCGCATTGCCCAAATATCAATTGATTCTTGGTAATCAATGCCGTTCATCTTAGCCATGTCCAATTCTTTTAAAATGGGATTAAGTGCCAATTGGGTTAGCTTTTTCTTACAGGCTGCCCGTATTGTTTTTATGTCGTTTTTTTGTTGGTCGGTTAATTGAATATCACCCCAATTTAATTCTGATGGCTTCTTTTTGATTACTTCTTTTTCTTTTATTTTCTTATCTAATCTTATCTTATCTAGAGGGTTTTTCTCGGAGTTTGTCGGAGTTTGTCGGACACCAGTATCCATGGGCAATTGCGGCGGATTCTTGCGAACAAGCTTAGCTGTGTAGTCATCACTAACTTTTGCTAGTTTTAAGCATGTAATCATTCCTGATGTGTTCTCAAAAAGGCCAAGCTCGACAAATCTTGCCATCATTTCTTGAACCTTCTGAGGTGTTGATCCCGTGTTTCTGGCAATGATTCTACAGTCATGCTCAAGCTCAAATGTTAGCTTTTCAGGCTCAACATCATTAGCTATTAACTCTAAGCAGTACCAGTAAAGACCGTACCCTTCTAATCCATAATCAAGCAAAACCTCTTGTAGTTTTGCGTCCATATTTGCCGTTGCTGTATGTTTAAACCATTTGATAGTCAGTACTCCTATTTGTAGATTGTTAGTTTTTGTTTTGTAACACCAATATCCATTAGTATTTCATCGCTAGGCTCTCGCTTACAATTAAGCACAGCACTGATATAAGCCCTAGAAACACCTTTAAATTGTGCATACTCACTACCTGATTTGAAGTTAGTATATATATGTACTCTAAGCTTTTTTATTACAGTTTCAAGTTTCAAGTTAACCTCCTTTCGTTTACATGAGCTACAATAATAGTTTACATGCTGGGTGTAGTCAATACTTACACCAAGTTAAACCCCTGTGTTATAATTAATTCGCCCCGTTCACGCAGGCTTTACCCTGTATGCGGGGCTTTTTTATAGGCGTAAAAAAGCCGCATAATTGCGGCTTTTATTATCTTGGTTTATCTTCTAGCCACTTCCAATCCCTTCTATATATTGATGCGTGAACTGCTAATTCAAATCTAGATGGACTGTTTTTAAATTGATCTTGAAGCGTCCTAATTGGAACACCAGAAATATCTGACAGCTCAGCAAGGTTTTTAAACCCTGCTTCCTTTGCTTTTTTTAATGCGCTCATTTTCTTACTCCTTGTTTTCCGTAATTTCAACAACTGGAAGTCTTAGTCTTGGGAGATTTTCTAGCTCCCCCATTCTATTCCATCCCCAAGTACAAACAGGATCATGCTTTATTATTTCACCTGAGTATGCGTTCTCGCATTCAGTTTCAAATCTAGGCTCCTCAGTAACATACCATTTTGTTGTTTGATTTCCCCACTGAGTTTGTTCGTTATGCCTTGCATACCAGACACCGTTTACCCCTAAGGCTCGCTCAACGTAGCGACCATACGAATCACGACCAGTAAAAACGCGAGAAGGTTTGATATATGAAGCCATTTTTCTTTCCTTTTGTGTGTTTGTTTTCTGTATATTATACGTTTCTTGCGCCTTTTCAAGTGTTTTTTTACATTTAATTGCGCTTTTTTATAGGCGTAAAAAAAGGGCCTAAGCCCTTATAAGTGTTTGCAATCTTCTGCGATTGCCCGCCATGCTTCGATCTTGTCGTGGCCGTTTGGTGTTTCATCGGCCAGTCGTGACAGAAGCGCTCTTAATAAGGCGTTGCGTTTTCGAAGACTAGCAATATAGCCATTCTTAGATTTACAGTCATTAGTCAGCTTGTTGTTCTCAGCTTCTAGGCTGGCTATGCGACGCTTAGCGCTTTCTAGGCGGTCTAGTAGGTTCTGTTCTTTCATATTAAAACTCCAGCATTGTCGTCTTTCTGCACTCCATAAAATGCCGTGATTTATCCGTAGCCCATGAGTTCCATCCGAATACAGGGATAGTTTCAACCCTAACACCTGTAAATCTATTTTTAAATGTGTAAGTTAGCTTTGTTTCTTTTGCATAGCGCTTGCTTGTGCTCTGCCAGTCTTCGATTCTGCAAATACTCACACCAACCCCTCCTTAATCAATATCTGCATTAGGTTTACTGCTGTTTGAATATCAAAAAAAGACATAGGCTTTAAATCGCCGCAAGATATGTCAAGCTCCCCATCTATCAATATATTTGTATTAACAAATTCAAACCAGTCATGCTCTTTGTGGTATCTTAATATTAAATCCTCTCCTTTTAATTTGGTTTCAAATACAAAATCATACCCGCGCTCTTCTTTAAATTTCACAATCACGCCTCCTCTGTTGGTGGTAGGGTTGCCAGTATATCTTCACGCGCTTGATGATACCCATTATAGTAATCCGGCCCTTCATGCCGTGCTACTGGCACCGCTAACTCAACTTTCAACCTAACTTTATCAACACTAACCCACCCGTTCTGCTCTTGGGTGTATTTGTGGATTAAGTCAGCTAATTCATTTTTGACCAAGGCTCCGCTATATATTGTTTTATCTAGCCACTCTCTAATCTTCTGTTTACTCATTGCCTGCCTCCAGTTTGTCTGCGTGTTCTTCAATATCGCTAGAAGACCATGCTCTACCGCCATTTGGTGTTTCGCATGTGTATTCTGCGTCCTGCAGACTTAGCACAGCATCCGCCCGCACCTTTGGCAGACTGGCTTTTAGGTCGGCTAGTTGTTGTTTAAGAGCTTCAATCTCGTCATCTTTGCGCTTGTAGTCTTCTTTAACGTCATTCCAGTCTACTTTCATCACCATTACTCCTTTTTCTTAATGTACGTGTAAATTTCACTAAACACTCTTATGTCGTACTTTTCGCCATAACATCTTCTTTCAGATTCCACGTTAATTCCAGTCATAAATACAATAGAGCCTTCTGGAATGTAGTTCATGCGAAGTTTCACATTTTCAGGATGAAGGAGGTTGCGTAAGCTGATGCGGATATCGTTTCGCTCTTGATAACCACAAACAACGTAAACCCTCTTCTCAATATTTTCTTCAATCATTTCTATCACTCCTTTTCTAACGTATCTAACGAATAACGCGCTACACGGGTTTCAACACCATCGGCGCGGTTTACTTTAACCATTTCAGAAGCAATGCCTTCTATTTCGCACACTCGACTTCTTAGGTTGTACACACCTAGCTTGTGGATAGCCTGTACACAAGTTAAGTATTTGTGGGTTTTAAACCATTTGAGGATTTTTTGCCTATCAGTCATGAGTCACCTTTATGTAAGTTACACTCCGATTTTATATGTGCGTGATATTTAGTCATTGGCCAAAACTACCAAAATAAAATAAATGTTGTAAGTTTTTGCCAATTGCAAAGGCTTGTGATTGAGCTAGTATTTGGTTAGTGGCATGGGGCCACTGTTTAAATTCGTTGACACTGGGAAAGACTAGGCGTGCCGAGGCGCAACCCTTGGCCGATTCTCTGATAAGGAGGTGAATGTTCCACCCGCCAACTACATTCGAGAGAAGCTATGGCGGTTTTAATAGCAGGGGTGCTAAATGACACTACGAGAAACACTAAATAAGGCTTATGACTCAATGTCGCTGCCTTTCTTTGAAATGGCCGACAACCTAGTCTTAGCGGCTAGTAAGTGGGCAGAATCCCAAGGTGCTGAGATTGACCCTTGGCAAGAAACAATTAAATTTTTACAGGTGAGATTATGATTCAAACAGTACTACTAAGAACGGCTAATCTAAGCAAGGAATGCCGTGATCATTACAATATGGAAGGCGCAACACATGAAGCTCAGTTATTTATTGATACTGAGCTATATGGAATGGCGCTTAAAGGCTTCTCAGTGTGTCAGAGCGCCATTTACTTTGAAGAGCTGCACAATGAGGCGTTACAAGCTAAAGTTCGCGCTGATGAGCTAAAGAAGATTGAACAAGAGCGCCAAGCTAAGCTTAACAGTATGGCCGCTAAAGAAGAGCGTGAGCTGATTATTAAAAGCTGGGGTTGGCCTGCTAAGTTTGAGAAAGAAGCGCTTGAGGTGTTTGGATAATTTAATTAAAAGGAGTGATTGAGATGCGAGAGATTAAGTTTAGAGCGTGGGATGGACATAAGATGCGCACCGATTTTACGATGCACAGTGACGGCCAAGTGATCATAAGTGCTTCGGTGTATGCTATTGGCTTCAAACCAGTACTAATGCAATACACTGGACTGAAAGACCAGAACGGCAAAGGCACTGAGATGTGCCAAGGGGACTTGGTTCGCGCTTCTGGTCATGGTATTGGTAAGGTTGATAAAAACGGATGGGGTGAGTGGGAGCTTGTATTCAATGATGGCACTGAGACTATTCACGACCTAATTATGGAGCAAGACCTAGGCGAGATTGTCGGCACGATTTACGAAAACCCTGAATTATTGGAGAGTAAATAATGTTAATGTATCGTAGAACACAAGGGCAGCCAATTACCCTTTATTATCGTAAAACTCATGAGCACCAGTGGCGCATGATTACAAAAGACAATTACGCAAAGGAATGGGAAGCTGAGGCCAAGCGTATTCAAGGGTTGTTTGAGTTAGAGCAGGCTAAATGCAAAGCTTTAGCGGATGAATTAGAAGAAATACAGGAAAGGCTAAACCTTACTGAGTCCATGCTGCATAGTGCTGCTAAGGATAATATGAGCAAGGATATTCAAATTAAAATGCTATCTAAAAACAAAGGGGTTGATAATGGGGATTGATACATATTTGGCAGTGGCTTTTTGGCTTGGTATTATTGGTGTTGTCCTAAGAGGGGTATTCCTAATATGTTGCGAATACCCAAGAATAACAAAAACAAGCGTAGGGTCTGATACTATGCAATTTATATTGCAGGCGTTCTTTTTAGCTTGGGTTTGCTATCTCAGGTTTTATTCTTAATTAAAGTAAGTCACGCGCAATCCGTAGAATAGCATCACGGTCTTCTTTAAGTGCAGCAACGGCTTTATCATCAAGCTTAGTTGCAGTGCTTAGAGAAGCTTTTTCAGCTGCCTCAATAATCCCATCTAAAGCCAACTCTAAAGCGTGCTTTTTAAAGAAATACATCCCTATTGCTGAGCCTATTTTAAAAAGTAACGGCATTTTAAACCCCTTAGTTTGGTTTTGGTTATGTGAATTAGGTCACAAGATAAAGCGAATACTAACACTATGGTTAATCCAATCAAGAAAAGCCATGTTATCAGTAAGCGCTTAATCATCAGTAATTCCAAGTTGGTACGTCTTTCCGGTCTGTTTCAGTCCATGCTATGTGAACAAATCCACAATAGGCGCCACCTGCCACTCTAGTTGCGCCATGACGACCAGCTAATACCTTTAGCTTTGTTTCCATTATTACATTATCACAGCGAACGTCTACGGCCTTACATAGCTGGTGATCTCCGGCCTTTTTCTTTTTAACTTCATTAGGATGATTGGGACAACGGCCACCTGAAGTTATAATTAAAGGTGAGTCGTAATCATTGCGGATTAACTGGACTTTATCTAGAGACTCTTGATCTATGCTGCGGCGGTCACATTCCTTGTGGCCGCATGTGCATAGTAGTTTAGGGTCTGCTGCTGGGTTGAAGTTTTTTGTGGCTATCATTGTCTTACCAAGGTGATGTCATTAATGGTAAGTACATAACAGCACCAGTTGAATCTTTTATCTCAAGATACCTATTTGCTACAAAGTTCGCAGGTGTTGTAGCTGCTTGAGATGTATATTGTAATTTTAACCTACCATCACCTTTTGGCTGTATTTTCACATCTATATTTGCTGATGAACCTGCAACAGCTAGAGTTGGCTCGTCTGTTTCTGAAGCCCTTACAATTAATTTTGACGAAGCGGCAGGGGTATTCTCTACCAATAACTGGCTATTACCTGTATTCAGGTCTGTTATGTCTAAACCAAACTCTGAGAAGTTTACACGCTGCTTATTAGAACCCGCTGTATTTGTAGAAAGAACCTCACCGACTTTTGTGTTAGCTGCATTATACCAAGCCAATGATTGCCTTGTTGCCATTGCAACAGCTACCCCTACCCCTGTTGCGCCATCAGTGCCAGCTATCGCTTCATTATGGAAGACAATGCCTTTTTCAAAGTCTGCATTCTTAGCAGGGTCGTTGCTAATAATGCCTATAGCACAAGATGCTGTTCCAAGATTCACACCTTCCGCAGTCTCTGAAATCTCACCACCTGAGCCAAGCCATAGCGTTTGCGACTGCCCAGCATTAAATGGATTAAAAGGAAACAGTGCTCTTGTATCCCCCATGTTGGCTATATCAAGTTCCATACCAAAACAAGAAGCAGTAACTCCAGATTCTCTTACAGCAGTACCATATAACGCCCAAGCTCCACCTGTGTGGTTAAGCTTGTTATTAACAGCAAAGCCAGATACACCTATGTCAGCGCCAGAAGTCCCAGCACCCTCTCTCCAAGCTGTTTGCACTGAACCATGAAGTCCAAGATTGCCATACCCAGTAAGGGCACTATTGTGCTCAAGATAATTAAATATACCTTCATAAAAATCAGGGTCGCTCTCAATTGAGTCGTAATTACCTTCTGACACTATCTTCTGGTTCACACCTGCCGTGATCGAGTTTGGATTTACGAAACTCGCACCTCTTTGTACCAACCAAGTTACTTTAGGGGATGTAGGCATTGGAGGTGATGATAGAAGATACACCCCTTTAGGGATAACTATTGTCAATTCATCAAATGATGCAGAGGCAGAGTTAAATGCGCTTAACTCATCTGTGACACCATCCCCTATGGCACCAAAGGCTTTAACATTAACCACGTCACCAACCCAATCAGACAAAGCCCTAGGTGTAGTTGTGCCTGTAGCAGTAACCAATAAACCATTAGGATTAGACGGGAAGTAATTAACCCATGCGCTGCCATTCCATGTAAAAAACACATCAGAAACAGTATTGAAGTAAATAGACCCTTCGTTTGGCGGATTTCCTAAATCATCTACAGCTGGATTAGATGAATAAGCGCCAAAGTAACGATTAGTAAAATCAGTGTATAAAGCCTCAGTTAAATCCTTAGCTGCAATAGCGTTAGCCTCAGAAGAAGCCGCCTCCGCCGCTGCATCTTGCGCGGTTTGTGCGGCATTGGCATCGCTTAAATCATACTCAGGAATATACGAAAGCTCTTTTTTATTAGCACCACGAATTACAATTGAGTAAACCGTATCAGTGGGTCCGTATAAGATACCAGTATCGGATTGATCAAATACACCATCCGAGCTGATGCCTTGCGGGTTTTCAGCTTGCTGAGATAAGGCAGCATCTAAATAGATAGCTTTAAGCGTGGAAGGGTTATCTTCGTCCGGCTTAACGTTAGGCTGGCCAAATAACACAGAGCCACCGGATACGATCTTGCCGCCTGCTATGATTGGGTAGTTAATTGGAGCTTTTATTTGGTTTGCCATTATTCTTCCTCGTCTTCTCTTACTAGCGGTATGCCAAGCGCAACAGCTAAAGAAGGGTAATCGGTTGATAGTAAATTGATAGCGTCTTTAATTTCCGGACTTGACTGAACCGCTCGTTCAAATGCCTTTGCATCCTGAGAGGTCTTGCCAATCTTGGTTAAGAAGTCTGCTGTTGCTGGCCCTGCATAAGGTATTGCATTCATCATTCCCATTATACCCGCTTTATTTAATGCCTCGATAAAGAATCCAGCCGATCCTTTTGGCATCGCCCCGCTAGGTGGGACAAGATCGTTTGCATCATTTCTTAGCTTGCTTAGCTGCTTAAACTCAGTATCGGTCATTATTGATTTAAGTTTAGGCTCAAGCTTATCAAATCGCTTAGCAAAAGCATTAGCACCAAATACACGCTCTCCTTTGATTTTACGAGTAGAAGCATTAAAGCCGCTATCAATTAAATCCATGACCATTTGAGCTTTAATCTGGTTTTTTGCCTTAGAGCCTCTTGTGCCAGCCCTATCTAGGGATTTAATCACACGAGAAAAGCTTTCAATTGGTGTTGAGTCTGTCACTAGCTTTGCATATACCTGAGACTCTTCTATTTTAGGCAATTTAGATTGATAACTTTTATTATCTATAAGCTGGCTAGTTAAGCCTTTTTCATCAAACTCAGTCTTTAGTGCCGCGTGTGATTGACGCGCCTCTTTAGCAGCTCTAGATATATCTGGATTACCATTCTCTTGAAGGGCTTTTGATGCCAGATCAAATTCAGAATCAAGAGCGTCTTTCATTGGGCCTGTAAACCTTGAGGTATTTCCTGTTGGGTCTGATTTTTCTATATTATTCAATCGCTTACGCATTCTCTCTGCATTTGATACGGACAACTCTTGTATCTCAATACCTTCTTTAGCTGCGCCCTTTAATGCTTCGTCGCTAAGATCTAGGCCGAATTCAGCAATAATACCTTCTATTGCTTTTGCTTGCTGGGGGTTGGTTGACCGGAAGTCCCTAAAGTCCGCAGGGTCTGCAAAGCCAGCTTCGTAAATAGTATTGGTATCAAGTCTTACATCTATGTCTTTTGTTAGGTCCGCAAGCTTGTCATAGGCAAGCTTTCGTTTGTATTTAGAACTATTCTTTCTAAGCCTAATAGCGTCCTGAACAGACTGCCCGACATTATCCACCTCTTCTGGCTTAACACCTTCAAGGTAATCTCGAATCTCTCTAGACTGAGCAAGCTTATAACCTCGAAGCTGGTCGCCGCCTTCACTGGACTGCTCTAAAAGAAATTGCTCTGACTTTTGCTGGCCAAGGTCTTGAGTGGCCTCACCAACTGTAGACCTGATTCCTGTTTCTTTTAGAGTAGGCTCAGCCTCCGGTATTACGTTCTCTGGTGTTACCTTTTTAAGCCCTCTAGTGCCTTTCAGCCCAAGAAGTTCAAGGGTTGCTGTTGGTAGTGTTGCCGCTGCCGCTGCCGCTGCTGGACTACCAGTAACATCTAAGGTTGTATCACCTAGAAATCGCTCAGTTGCTGTCATGGCCTCGCCAACTGGCTGCAATGCCTCACCTAGACCTGATTGAACGTCTGCGCCTGATGCCGATCTTGGCTGATACGTTCCACCTTCTTTTATATTAGCAATACGCTGAGACCTTTCATCAACATTGCCGCCACCAACT